GCGCTTATCGGGCTTCAGAAGGCGGCGCTCAGGCAAATCACGCCTGAAGCGTGGCGCCTGGTGTCCACAAACCTAAGGGGGCGTGACCGCTCACACGGCGACGGCACTGTGAACGATGCGTCCACAACTGTGGATTTCACGTCGCGCCTCGCACGCGCGCGCGGGATGCTTCTTGAGCAGAAAGGAGGGCACCCTCCTTTTTGGTCCAGGGTCCCCGCGCGCGCGGGCGAGATGCGCACGTCGACGAGCCCGCGCTTGAAGGCCTCCCAGGGTCCCCGCGCGCGCGGGCGAGATGCTTCGGCCCCTACACCTTCACGAACAGGCTCGACACGTCGAAGTCGGCCCGCTCGAGGATGGAGCCCGCCTCGCCCATGCTGGCGCGGCCGACGGCCATCGCGGCCGCCTGCGCGCCGTCGATTCGGTCCCGCGACTTGCCCTTGTGGAAGCTCTGGTTGCCCGCCTTGTCGCGTTCGACAGCGACATTCTCGAAGTTCCAGCGCAGGATCGGGTGGCCGCCGTGCCGGAACCGCCGCGCGAGGATGGCGCGCTCAAGCTCCTTGATGGCCGGCGCCATCGTTACCCACCCTTGCCTCATCGCCGCGACGGGTAGCCCATCCTCGCCAAGCCGCTGCATGGTTTGCTGCGCCAGGTGCGGGTCGAACGCGATCTCCCTCACGTCGAACTCGGCATAGAGCTCGCGGATCCGCTCCTCGACGAAGCGATAGTCCACCACGTTCCCGGGCGTGGGCGTGATCAGGCCCTCCTCGGCCCATCTGACGTACGGCACGCCATCCCGTTCCGAGCGGCGCCGGAGGTTGTCGGCCGGGCAGAAGAACCAGGGGTGCACCACGTAGCCGTCCGGCCCGTCGCGCCAGCACGCCACGATGGCCGTAAGATCCGACGTCGAGGAGAGGTCGACCGCGAGCCAGCACGGTTCGTCCCGCAGTGCGTCGAGGTCGACCGGCTCGGCGCCCTCGTCATAGACCGGCATATCCACGAAGGGCGCGGCCGAGTGGTCGAGCCACACGTTCAAATGCAACTGCCGGAAGGCGTCGCGATCGCCGGGCCGCTCGGCCGCCTCACGGGCAAGCTGGCGCAAGCCCTCGAGGTCGGGGAAGCCGTCGGCGAGGCCGGGGTTGACGGCATGCCATAGCGCCTCGTCGCGCCAGTCCGCATCGGCCGGCGCGGCGAAGAGCACGGGGAGGAACCCGGGGTCGTGCACCTCGCCGAGCTGCACCTTGCGTGCATAGTCGAAGAGGTCGAAGGCGACGTTCTCCTGGCCGCGCCCCGCCGTCGTGATCACGGCCGTGAGGCTGTTGGGCGTCTTCGGCATGGCCGAGCGGATCACGTCCCAGAGGGCCCGCTTCTTCCATGCGTGCAACTCATCGACGAGGGCGAGGGCAGGCGTGCGCCCGTGCTGGCCGGCCGCGTCCGAGGAAATCGCCTCGAACGTCGCCCGGCTCAGCCGGTGCATGAGCTTGTTCTTGGAGTCCGTCGTGCGCGCCCGCTCGTCGCCGAGCCATGGGGTGGCCCGGACGATATCGACCGCCTCGAGATAGGCGATGCGAGCCTGCCCCTTGTCCGCCGCGGCGCTGATCACCTGGCCGGAGGGGACGCGCTCGTAACCGAACGTATGCAGGAGGGCGAGGCCGGCACCGAGCGTGGTCTTGCGGTTGCCCCTGGGCAGGAGCGCGAAGACCGTTTTGACCTCGCGGTTGCCGCGATGGTCGACCGGGCCATAGATGCGCCGCACGAGGCGTTCCATCCATGGCGTGAGCTCGAAGGGCTGGCCGGGGAGGCGGGACTTCGGGTGCTTCAGGAACCGGAGGAACTGGACGGCGCGTTCCCCATGGCCGAGCGGGTCCGGGATCTCGGAAGCGTCAAACAGCCAGGTGGGGCGGAGCACCGTCATCATCGCCCTCGGGCTTGGCCTGCAGGCCCTTGCGGGACCGGGCCGCGGGCGTCAGGCCCATCTCACCGCCGAGCCGTGCAACCGCGTCCTGCGCCTTGCTGAGCAGGCCCGCGGCGGGGTGCGGCTTCAGACTGCCGCCGACTGTCCTGACCATGATCCCGTCCTGCGCGAGCGCTGCGCGGGCCTGACGAACGGTCCACAGAGCTGTGACGTAGGTTTCGAGGAGGCCGAGCATGGACGCCGTGAGCAGGCGGCGCTCGACGAGGTCAGCTGCGATCGTGTTCCACTCGGCCGACGTGCCAGCGGGGAGGCCCGCTGGCGGGGATGGCACGCCAGCCAAGCCGCCCTCGATCGCCTTCAGGGCCGGTTTCACGCCGTGGTGCATCACGAGGCCTCCGCGGCGATCTCCAGGCCCTCGCGCCGGCCGAGCTCGCGGATGCCCTTCACGTCATAGGTGACGCCCTCGCAAACCAGCCGGTCGGTCGGGAGCAGGTCCGTCATGAAGCGCATCCGGAACGTGACGGTGCGCTGGGCATAAAGCCCCCCCGCCACGAACCGTTCGGTGGCTGAGAGATCGGTGCGGGAAGCCGGCACGGTGCGGACGTCGTTCCAGACGTTCTCGAGCTCGTTGTACTCGTTGCGGGTCTGAGACTGCCGCCGGATCGTGACGCGACGGTCAAGGCTCCCCGCCCTCATCTGCGCCTGGCCACCTGCTTCTCCAGCGCGGGACCAAACTCGCGGCCGAAGATCTTGACGGCTTCGAGCCTGGTTGACTCGAAGGCCTTGGTCATGAACGCCGTGCCGGGGTGGCCGGGGTGACGCGTGCCCTTGAACCGGCCGCCCTGCTCCCCGGCCTCCCGGCCGAACTCGGCTATATGCGCTCGGCTCCGGGCTGGGCTCGCGGGGTCGGGCGCCACGACATATTTCGGCCGGAGCTTGGGCGAGCCCTTCACCCTTCGGACCTGAAGGGAGTCGCGCAGCTCGCCGTCGTCCACGGGCACGAACCGCCGCGCCGCCTCAAGGGTGGGCGCGAGCGTGCGCTTGGCCGCCTGGTTGCCGGGACCCGCGACGAGGCTGGCGAGCCTCCGCATGGCCGCCGCCGTTTCCTTCACGCCAGTCACGCCGCCGCGCCGCCGAGCCATGTCATAGCGCCCATTGCCGATAGTTATCGAGGGCTCGGATGGCGCTCTGCGGATAAGAAGAGAACGCCGCCCCGAGCGCGGACGATTCCCGGAAGGCGTAGCGGTTCGCCACCGCCTCCAGGATGGCCGAGCGGATTGGGGCCGGCACGTCCTCAGGGGCATCGCCATAGCCCGCGCGGAACACCACGGCGACGGTCCCGAGCGAGGTCCCCGCCCAGGAGCCCGTCGGCGCGAGGGACACCCGCGCCTTGTCGTGCCCGCCCAGCCCCGTGACGGTAACGGCCTCGGGAGCAAGGAGCCAGTCGACTCCGGCACCGTCGGTATGGGTGACGCTCTCGACGGCCTGGCACGGCGGAAGCGGCAACGGAAAGCCCGTGGTCGCGGCCAGCCGGTGACCGCGCAGGGGGAACTCGTACCGCCACCGCTGTGTGATCAGCGCCCGGCTCAACAGGCCCGCGTCGCCGTCGAGCTCGGCCACGGCCGCCGCCAGATAAGTCGTGATCAGCGCATCCTCGTCAGCCGAGTCGACGCGCAGATGGGCCTTGGCTTCGGCCAGCGTCACGGGGAGCGCCGCGGGCGCGGTTAGCCGTGTCAGCGTCATCTCGGCGCTCCAATTTGGAAACCGGATTCGAAAAAGTCTCGCGCGCGGGAGCCCCCGCCGGTCCTATGGAATCCGGGGAAACCTCAGACCCTCCCCCTCTTCTCGGCGCTCTGCTTCGCGCCCGAGTGGCAGGACGCGCAGAGGGGTTGCCAGTTGCCCTTAGACCAGAACAGGGCGGGGTCGCCGCGGTGAGGCACCTTGTGGTCCACCACGGTCGCGGTCGCGTTGCAGAAGTGGCAGAACGGATGCGCCTGCAGGAACGCCTCGCGGGTGCGATCCCACGCGGTGTTGTATCCGCGCTGGCGTGCCGTAGGCCTGTGCTGGTCGTGCCTTGCCTTGCGCTCCTGGGAGCGGCGGCGCTCGCAGGGGCATTGTTCGCCCGAGGCGATGCGAAGGCCGCAGCCGCAGATCCGCGGCGGGCGCATAGGCATGGTGCTGTCCCTGATGCTGAAAGGTGCGGGCTCGGCAACCTTGGCCCCTTTTCGCGAGCCGGCTGTACAAAGGGCTCGGCGCGGCCGGGGAGGTCACCTGGTCGTTATTGGGCTGCCCGCGTCGCCCTCAAAAGGAGGGCCGCGCTATGAAACTCAGGTGACGGGGCGCTCGCGTCCATGGCCGAGAAGGGCCACGATCGAGAGGGGCGTGCCGGTGCCGTGGGTGCCGTTGAACGCGGGCCGCAGGCGCACATAGCGCCTCTGGCCAACGAAGCCGCCGACATAGCTGATCCGCCGCACGCTGGACGCGGCATGGGCGGTGCGCTGCGAGACGACGATCCCGTTCGCATCAGGCGTGGCGCCGAGCACGTTCGTCTCCTCGACAGGCTCGAACGTGGTGCCGTCGTCCGAGTGTTCGAGCACGAAGTCGATGCGATTCGTGCTCGTGAAGATGATCCCGCCGGCCCCCATGGAGAGCAGGAAGGTGAGGGATTCATGCCCCGCGCGGTCGACGGTCGCGCCGTTGTCGCTGGCCGCGTAGACCGCCGGGGCGAGCGCCATGACGGCGCCCACGTTGTGCACTTG